TTATTACTGATGCATCATTACCACTTACAATACCACCATAATATAAATCATTTACATTATTAAAAGTTATTGTATTAGGAACAGAAAAAAATGTAGATTTAAAGTTTCTAATTTTACATAGTTTACTTGATCTATTTTGAAGCATAATTAGAAAAAATTCTAATTTACTTTTTTCTTCAAATGTTCTATAAATATTGTTGAATAACAGATACCCAATTATATTAAATAATGTCAAATCAGATATCTCTAACGTACCTGTAAATTTGGCCTTAGAGACATTTTTTATAGCTGATGCAACATTAACCTTATTAAATGTATTAAAATCCATTAAAACAGTGTTAAATCGTTATCTAATATAGAATAATTAAGTCCTGAAAAGTATATTGGTGTTTGTAAATCTTGACAAGATGTACAATTTGTACCAGTACATAATTTATCTAAAATATTTAATAATAAAATTCCTTCAGTATAATATCCTGACTGGAATGATATTTTTACATTTTCTAATAATATAAACGTATTGTTAATATTATTACAATTTTTTAATTCTTCATAATTGAAACTGTCATATTCTTGAAGAACTTTATTTAACAAGCATTCTTGATATTTTGAAAATTTAGCAGCAATTCCTAGTAATGTATTTCCAGGACATGTTGGGCATGCTATATCTGTATTAGAACTTGTAAATTCTACAAAATATACATCATCAAAAAGATCTTCACCTACATCAGAAAGTGTTATTGAAAATACTTCTTGATTAGATGTTCCTAATAGTTTTGATGTTAAATCTAATGCTTGAGAATAATCTTTGTATGTTGAACGTGACCAATACTTAACAGAAGTTATTGTATCACCAACATTTGTTGAGACAGATACATTTATAGACTGTTGGTCTTCAGCGATTTGTAATAAATTGATATATATCATGTCTATATATTATAATAGGGGTATCCTACAAACGTAGAAATACCCCTGATTTTATAAAATAAAATTAATTATGCGCCTAAGTCAAGGATACCGATTGTAAGACCAGTAACTGTTTCAAGAGCACCAATAACTTTATCAACTTCAGTTGATACATCTACTGCTTCTTTAACCAAGATAGTTAATACTTTATGTTGGTTTTCAACAACAGTAGAAGTTCTTTGAGATTTATATAATATGTGGATTACGTTATATGTTCCAGTAGAATTAGCATACACAGGTGTAGCAAAATTTACAGGATATCCATTTTCACGATATACATCATATTTATAACCTTTAGTAAACCATTCCAAATTTACAGCATATTTACCAGTTCCAACACCAGGATGTGGATCAATAGTAGTTGCTACAGTCAATAATCCAGTATTTACACCAGACATGTCTTCTAATTTAGAGAAAGCTTCTACTTCAAATTCAACAGGTCTTCCTACGATTTTACCAGGAACAACTGCTTGTTCATTTGAAGTAATTACTAAAGTTGTAGAAGTAGAGGTAATTGTAAACATACCATTACCTTCTTTAAGTAATGATTTTTCCAATGTATCTTTAATTCCAGCAATTACGACAGTTAATGCAGGAGCCGTAGCACCAACAACATAACTACCAACAATATGTCTGAAATTCTCTACTGATAGGGTTCCACCATCATTAAATAGACGAATCATTACTTCATATACTGAATTAGTAGCAACAGTTGCATTAAATGTAACAGTTACTTTCTTTTGTACTTCAGCAGCATATGCTTTAACAACAACTTTGTCTATTAATTTTGGATCAATTTCATCTGAAAATTCATAGTTCAATCCTTTTGCAGAACTGCCAGATGTTTTTTGCAAAACATAAAATTTCTTACCTTCCGCAAGAGCACCGCCATCACGAGCTAACACTGCAATTTCTTTATCAGAAGCTGTGTCAACAAATGCACCAACAGTGGTTTCAGTAGCCATTGCGCTACCGATAATTAGTTCCTCAACTTGTTTAGGTCCAAAAACACTCATTTTTAAATTGTTTAATTATTATTCATTTCTAAGATTTAATTGTACTTTACTTTCTAGTCTACCATCTTTATAATCTAAAACTGCCATTTCAACAGCTCTATTAATTATTTCAGGGTGCACACTTTCATGTAATTCACAACCTTGTTCATTTGTAAAACCATCTATAGATAAACCCATTTCTGTAAAATCTCCAGAACTTAAATCTGTTAAAATTATAGGTTTTGGAAATTTAATATATCTGCAATAATAATTTTTTACAGGTATAGTACTTTCAATTTCTACAATTTTATCTTCACCTTGTTTAGAAATTTCTAATCTCCAGACCAATTCCTCCGATGGTTTTTTAAAAGGATTTGAAATCTGACGATTGTATTCATCGTGGGTTTTAGGGACAACCTTTATTTTTCTATTTTGTAGACACGTATTTGTTGTGTCAAATTCAATATTTTCGTATATAATGAGAAATAAATCATTTGGTACTTTTGTAAACTTCGCAGTACTTGAGATATTATTTGAATTTTGAAAAAATGTAGAACTTGAATACGGTTCAACTAATTCCTTTAAATCATTAATTCTCTTTTGTGAACCTTCAAATCCACTATTATATTTATTTCCTTTCGGATTGTATTTATTCTTAACTAACTCAAGTTGTGCTCTTGTTAGATATACAGATTTTTCATACAAATCTAATCCTGGTGCATTCTTAGAAGCAACATTATCATAAGAGATATCAAATTCGTTAGAAAATTCTAATGTTGTCATTATTCTTTAGTATTGTGTAATTTTGCTTCTATTAATGATCTAATATCTTGATGTTTTACATCATCTAAGAATAGTACAGTATTTGCAAAAGAGGAGTTTTGTCCATTATCCCACAATTCAATTCCATCAGCAGTATAATATTTACTATTTTCTCTAACTAGAATTCCTGTATCTAATCCTTTTGTAATCAATAACCTTGTGTCAAATGACTTATCAGTTATTAAATTCACAAAATCTTTAGGTCTTTCACTTACTAATTTCTCAACTTTATTTTGCACCCATTCTAATGAAGAATTATTTGCAATTGGTTTATTTTCTAGTAACTTTATAATACCTATTAATTTTTCTTTATCGTCTTCTACTTTTGAATATTCCTTCCATGCTCTTTTAGTAACATCGAATTGTTTTTTGTCAGAACGCATTTCTTCACCTTCTTCCATAATCACAAATTCATAAGTTAAAGACTTGTCTCTGTTTTCCCATCCTACAGCAACTCTATCTGTATTTGTCTCTAGAATTTTAACAGCGATATAATCTTCAGGTTTATTAAGATAAAATTCATTATCTTGTTTTCTTAGTAATACAAGATTATTTTCCCAATAATCACTATATACTGATAGATTTAAACCTGTAACTTTTTCTAAATATTCCTTTTCTACGGCAGTTAAAACATTTGCATAAGCGCCATTTCTAAGTCTTTTAGGGCTGTATCTCTTAGTTGCTGTTTCCAACATACCTCCTGATATAATATGGTCTTCACCAATATGACTGCCCGAAGCCATTCCTTTTTTTCTCTTGATGTACCTTACAACGACCTTGCGTTCTGGTAATTTAAAAACTGATTCCATTACTTCTCCCAATTAAATTATTAATAAAAAGGGGTGATTAAGGCCACCCCTTAAAGCCTTTTTTAGTTTATACGTTAGCTACTAAAGAAGCTGTTCTAGAAGCATCGCGAACTAATGCACCACTTTGCCAGAAAGCTGTCATTGTTGCAGAATCTTCCATATAATTCATAGTTCCTCCTCTACGACCATCAAAAGGATTACGTAATCCAGCCATATAGCCTCGGATTTCATCTTCACCTTTAATAGAGATTTTTTGGATGTTTGGTTCAGACATTGATCCTACACTGAAGATGTCATAACGATAAGATTCAACAACACCACCGTCTGGGTGTAATTTCTTATTACGTACTTTATCATCATACATTGGGTCAACTTCTAACATAATCTTCACGTTATTTGGAGCAATCCATTCAGTAAACTGGAATCCAGCTTTAAATGCATTACTATGTAACGGAGAAGCAGCTTTTTGAATTACTGCAGGATTGTTCTGAGTTAAATTAGTCCAACCAGAAGCAGTAGTCATTGCAGCTCTATGGAATTGAGCAGCTCCACGTTCACCAGTTCTTAATACAAAGACTCTTTCGTCAAAGTCTAATTTACCTTCTGATAATTCATAAAGTAAATCTTCCAATAATCTAATTGAGAATTTATTATAATAGATGGTGTTAGACACTTCCATTTGTTCTCTAATACCAGAACCTGCTTTAATTTCAATGTTAGAAGCACCTTTATTAAGGTATCTACCATTTTCATCACGGTTTGTTTTTCCAAACATTAGAGTACGTGATTTAATACGACTCAATTGTCTTTCAAATTGCCAGTAAACTTCCTGCATCCATGTTGCAGATTCATGTACTTTTCCAGTTTTAGTATCTCTTGTTGCAATTTTACCCCAATATACAGGAGTTACCTTGTAGTCAATCATTGCTCCAGAAACTTTATGTTCCATACGCAAAGTTGATACACTGTTTCTCATTAAATATGGAGAACTGAAAGAAATACCAGAACCTTTAGTTGACAATTCGTCTTCAACATAAGAACTTTCAACAGAGAATCTTTTACCAGGTAAAAGTTCTGTTCCAGGACATCCAAGCAAACTTTCTTGTCCACCCCACAATTCTACAAGATACACATAGTTTCCGCCTTCTTCTTCAGGATCTTTTAAGATTCTAAATTGATAGACATCAGGGTTTTCACCACCGATAACTTGTACATCAGTAAACATTTTTTCTCCAAAGACAAGCTCAATAGTTGCTCTTGCCTCACCTACGTTAGTATCGTTTGCATCTACAATAGAACCACCATAACGTGCTTCAACAAGTGGTATGTTTCTTTCGTCACTACCAAGTGCTTTCCATACGAAGTCATCAGAAGTTTCCAACTTGTGAGTTGGGAATTGAGACAATGTGGTATCAAGGTTTTTTACACCAGATGCTTGTAACAAAACAACGGGTAGAGAAGATACTAATTGTGGTTGATTACCAAAAATAGCGCCGATGTGATTTTTTAGAGTAAGTCCAGACCAAGATTTTCCTTTGGTCATCACAAATTTTCCTACACTCATAATTTAGTTTTAAGTTAATTTTAGTTTAATAATTATTTATTTATAATACTAATTCGTCTCCGAATCTAAAGTATTGGTCAGATTTTTTAAGAAAATCAGGTTGTCCTCCTTTTTCTATAAAATTAGATTTTCTTATATTGTCTTCCAATTCTCTAATTGCTTTAGATGAACTAGATGCTTTAATTTTAGATAAGTCAGAGAATCCGTTAGTCATTTCAAATAGCAAATATAATTTTGCATCAAATTCTTCAGGATTTTCTCTTCGATATTTAATTAATTTATTTTCAGGTTTACCTGCTGAAATGAAACCTAGAAAGATGAAAATAGATAAAACTGAAAAATGTTGTATAGTGCAACTAGGTGATGAAGATGAGGAGGACAAAATTGGATAAAGAACAACAGCAACCAGTCGTGGTTAAAAAGAAAAACAAAAACAGGTCAGTGCATTTTTATGAGGGTCTTGAAGATTACGTTCAAGAACTAGCTGATAAAAATAAACGCTGTTTTAACAACCAAGTTAATGTAATTATAGAAGAACATAAGGAGAAAAATTAATGACAACAACACAAAACTGGATGGGGATTAACTTCTCATTTGACAACGTAGCGGATGAATCAAGCAAAAGTGGTGGCTTTGTAGGCTTGCAACAATGCGGAAAGCATAAGGCAGAACTTAAAAACCT